GCCGCCAGTTGCACGAGTTGTGCCTGACTGGTACTTAACACCGTAAAGAAGTGCCTGCTCCATGTTGACACCTTCAGCCAACATAACCTTGCGGGTCTGGCGTGCCAACTCGTTAGCAATACCATACTTCGGGATACGCTGTGCAGTACGGCTGATCTGAATCTTTGAAGTCCAAATCTGCGTGTAGTTGCTGTACTTGGTACGACCAGTGAACTGTTCGTCACCAATTGAACCTTCTGAAAGAAGCGTACCGATACCAATAACTTCTGCGCCAACTGCGTGGTTTGCGGCAGTTGTGCCTGCTGATGCGCCAGTAACCGTAAGCGTGTCGTTACTGACTGCCGTAATTACAAACACTTCGTCGTCAACACGAATTGCGTCGCCAACCGCAAAACGCTCGCCGGAGCCTGCGGCCAAAACAAGTGAGGAACCACCTGAGGTGTACGCTGATGCAACAGTCGTACGTGGCGTTAGGAACTCGTCTTCTAGCCAGTAAAACTCGGTGTTGTCAACAGGCTGACGAGGAACAACAGGGAATCCGTCGCTGTTTACACCGCCAAGCATTGGCAGATCGTCAGGGTTAAGCATGTAGATCAACTCATCAATGTTGATCTTTGTTTCGACCGTTAGGTCGTTAGAGTAAATTGGGTTAGCCAACTGTTCAGCCATGATATTCTCCTAAACTATTTATTTAAATGAGGTAGTTTTTCTCGGAGTTTCTTGACTTTGACTTCTGCCTCTGACTTTTGTTTAATAGGTAATGCTTTACCATCTGCACCAAGATATGGCATGAATGTTCCATGCCCTCGGTTTTCTCCTGCAACACCTTTTTCCCAATTATTATTGGTATGTTCTGCCGGAGGTTTACGATTGTGACGTGAAGGCGTTGCCTTCATCGAAACACCAATTCCTTTACGTCTTAGTTGACACGCATAGGCTTGGCATTCACAACCATACGGATGAATCATTACCCTAGATGTCCAAAGGCTTGACTATCGTTTTGCCATTGTGCATCGTTAAACTTTGCAGAGGAATCACCGTTAGCCGCCGCCGCAATAAATGACGCAAACGCCATATCTTGAGCATCGGCATTACTTAGACCTTGCTTTCTTGCACTATTCCACTCATCGAATGCACGATCAGTTGCTGATACTTGTGGTGGTTCATGCGGTGCAGAGTTGCCACCAGAAAAAGATTCACGAGTTTGCTGGAACTGTGCTTGTGTTTCGTCCACTTCCGGCACACTCATTGGTTCTTCTTCAGTTTTAATAAGCCCAATTTCAATTGCTTCATTTCTGATAGCGTCTGAAGTCAATTCGCCTTCATACGTTTTCATCAACATCTGCCCAATTTTAGACTCAGTATCAATACCAGCCTGCAAAAACGCAATTTGACGTTCCTTACGTTCCAACTCTCGTTGCAACGTTTTGGCTTGCTCCGCCTCGGCACGCAATTTCTTGATGTGCTCTGGTGAATCATCCGTCATTTCAGAGTCGTTTGCCACTTAGATTCTCCTAATATTTTGTTGTTACTCCCGGCTTTACCTACTACCATTTTGCGGGGTGGAAATGGTGATGGCTGTTGGTTGCCCAACTGTTACGGCCAAACGACGGCCCAACGAGCACACATCGAATAGCGCACATAACTATGTATAGTTAGTGTACCACAAAACAAATACACGTCAATTATTGATATCGGTACGTGCGAATAACACGAGGCTTATTCACTCGTGTTTGATCAATAGAACGTTTTGAAGATTGCCGTCGATTAGACGGATGATTTTTGCGTGGCATCAACGCACTTTGGTGCCACCAGACGGAGCAGGGGTTTTATCCAAACCTGCACGAGTGCTGGAAGAAGAACCAGTAACAACCTTGCTACCAGTCCGTGACTTCTTATCATGTGAACACATTGTGTAACTCATAAATAACTCCTTAATACATGATTAAATTATAGACCAATAACCCCTTGCTGTGTCAAGGCGGCTCCACCTTGACCAGCAACATTAATTGCTCCACGTGAAATTCGACGACGTTCAAGTGCATTACGTGCAGAAACATTTTGATCAAATTCTGCGCTAATCAAATCTGCCTCAGTGATATCAGTTCTTTCACCAACTGATTCCATACTAAGTCCACGACTAGCCGCAACAGTTTGGAACGTATCATCAATACCTGCTTCAGACATTGGCAACTCACCAATACGTTGCGCTGTTCCTTGATCAACATTAAATCCATAACGTGCGCCAATACCACCCGCATACGCTGTGCGTGACGCTCGGTTAATAGACTGAATTGTTTTTTCTGGATCTAGAATGTATGACGCTAACGCACCTTCCGCATCTTTTAGTCCGTAATACTCTGTGAACTTTTGCATTACTTCAGGCGGAGCATTGCTCACATATTCGTAAGCAACGTTAATACGTTCTTCAATTGCATCAACTGACAAACCACTCATCAAACGCCCTTGAATATCTTCAACTGCGTTATCATAAAACCACTCAGGCAAACCAGCACGCCTAAAAGTGTTGGTTAATTGTTCTTCGTATTGCAACAATTCTGATGGAGTCCAAACACGAGTAGGGGTTCCTGACGCATTTAAATCTTGTTGAAATTTAATTAACGGAAAACGTTGTTGGAACGTATCTGTTTCTTGCAATCCAATTAACAACTGCTCAACGCTAGTCACACCATTTTTTACTTGTTCCCACAACCACCCACCGGGAGTGTCGCCTGCCATAGTGAACAAATCACTTAAACCAATTGAACTTAAATATGAAGCCAACGTTTTGAAATCGTTTAACGCAGGCGTTGTATCTTCATCTTCTACAGGTGTTGGATCTACTGGCCTTGGAATAGAAATTCTATCGCTAGGATCCCAATCTTCTGGAAGCGGGTCGCCGCGTTCCCAGCCGTCAAACTCTGGCGGTTTAGGCCCTTTACCCCACGGCGGCAAACCTTTATCTGGCACTCTTACAGGTGGCATTAGAAACCTCTCAATCCAAACAGGTCTGCAACAGCAGACGTAACACTAGCCATAGACGAACGAGCCGCATCAGTAGATTGCCAACGCACATCATTACGACCCGCTTGAGCAATTTCCGTTAACGTAGCCCCACGAGTCACACCATTCTCGTTAACAATCATCATGTCTCTAAACACCGGATCATTAATCAAATCAATATCGCTACTATTCATTTCCAATGTTTGTGCAAGGTATTCTTTAGATGGCGCAAAATAATCTGCTGGTGTAACACCTTGATCAATCAAATCAGACATCCAAGCAAACTGTCCTTTAGCCTGATTTTTAAACATTGACTGAATACCAGCATCATCTAACTCTCCACGCATTTGCCGTAACGCCATATCCAAAGATTGTTGACTTGACACTGGCAACAAATATGCGGCACCACTTACCTCAATAGCATCTTGCAATGCTGTGACCGTGCCTTGTTTAAACGCATACGTTGAGTCAATGCCCTCAAACATTGCTGATTGCAACTGTTGGTCAGAAAAATTTTGCAACGTTGCTTGTTGCGCAATTTCATTAATGCGTTCATCAGACAACGTTAAACCGTATCGTTCAGCGTTTGCACGAATGTTTTCTTTATTAGTTTCATATGTTTGAACATTTCCGCCAACATTAATTAACGGTGCGTATTCTGAGTTTGCGTTAATTGCTAACTGTCGAATCTGTTCTGTAACGCCTTCTAACGTAATATCGCCACGTGCAACGTTTAACGCCAAACTGCGGGCAGTACCTTCATCTAAATCAAAATTGAATTGTTGTGCGGTTTCACGTAACGCAGTCGCCGCCGCTGTTAAATTGCCGACACTAACGGTAGACGGATCAACGTCAACTAAAATGTTGTCAATAAGAAGATTGTTATCCCAGTTTTCATTGACTGCGGATTCTGCTAAAGAATTAATTCGGTCTTCAGTTACGGCAATACCAAATTGTGAAAATGTGTCTCGAAGAGATGCAACAATGTTGGCTTTGCGTTGTGCTCTGCTTACTCCGCTACCGCCACTTGTACCAATGATGTCTTTGGTTTGGAGCAATAAGGCTTGGCCACGTGGATCCCCAACTAATTGAGAGTTGAGCCAATTTAAACCACGTTCAGGATTTGTAACATATGTTTCAACTAGCCCTCTCGCCCATTCGTCGTTAGCAAGTGGAGTAAAATATGGGTTGTATTGACTTAAAAAATCAATTGTTTGTTGTATGTTGTATTCTGTTTCTACACCAGCAACTTCGCCGTAGTAGTCATTAGTAAAATTAGTCATTGCCGAACGCTCCTCTAAACATGTCGCTTGTCAAATCTGGTGGAGCCAGCGGGTCTGAACTTCGTATACTTCCCGGTCTCCAATTCATTAAATCCATTACTGCATTGTTTTGAGAAAATTCTTGAATTTCAATAGGTAACATTTGTTGCAACGCACGAATTGCATCTGCTTCCATATTTGGTGTTTCACCTTCAACAGCAAACAAACGTTGTTCTTCCTCATCAAACTGTGTCACTGTGTCTAACACACGTTGCAACTCGCTTTCTGAAAGATTACGACCCAACAACGACTGACTCACATTGTTAATCATCATTCCAGTATTAGGAGTGTTACGAGCAACCCACTTATTTAACTCGTCAAGATTGGCTTCAACTTTACTTGTAAGTTGTGTAGCAATATTTGTGTCGTTAGATAAAACATCTCGCAACAACATGTCCCATGCCCGTTGCAGATACGGGCTAGACGGGTCTGTAATGGGTGCCGCCGTGCCGCCTGCCGCCCGAATGTAGCCACCTAACTGTAATTTGTTGACCATTTCTTTAAGGCCATCATCAGTCAAATAATACGGAAGTTGACGAATTTCAGAAATACTCATGCCGTCAGCCATGATGTCCCAATATTGTTCGTCAACCCATTGACCTTCGTTGCTTGCAACAATCTGTCCGCCCACTGTTTCAAACGCTTCAGGCGAAAAAATATTAAAATTAACTGCATCAAGAATGTCTTGAATTTCGTAGTCTTGTGCCGCAACAGTGCCACTTGGAGTATTTACAAAATTAACTTGGCTAGATATAAACCCCTCAAGCCCTGATTCAACAAATTGTTTATATTCGTCTAAGGCATCCATGAAGGATGCATTAGTGCGGATAATCCAAACAAAATCTTGACCTGTAAATTTTTCCCAGTCGTATGTAATACCGGAAAGATTTGTTGTAGTAGCCGTATTGTTTGTTGTTGAAGTTGACGGTTGAACCGTAGTTGAAGTTGTTGTTCCAGTTGACTGCGGCGGCATTGACCACGTTGGTGGCATAGTTGTTTGTGTGGCACCAGTCGGTGGGTTCATGCCGGGAGGAGTAGGCGTGTTGCGAATAATCATCTGATACTACTTTCTGGCTTGTAAATTGATTTCCAAAGCATTTCAATATCTGGATTCATCAATGCCCATTCCTCACCAAACGCTTCAAACCTGTCATCAAGTGCTTGGCGTTCCTGAGCAGACCTAGACGAATTACCTGTGATACGTGAACGACTAAACTCGTAAATATCAAACTCTTTACTTAGCGAATAAATAGCACCAAAGTATTCAGATTCAATTGGATCAGTCATGTTTACAAGTTCACGGATGTCTGTGATTGTGCGTTGACGTGACGTGCGTCCGTTTGATTGTTCAAGCATTTCAGTGAACAACGGATGCGTAATTTTAAAATCTTTAATTTCTTGTTGGTGTTCTAACACCAAACCTGCTTGTTTGTTATCTCGACCAATCGCCGCTAATAGTTCTTTTTCATGGCGGTCAAGCATGTCGTAATATTCATACGCATCTGTTTTAAAAATCAACGCCTCATAAAACTCATCGCTGTCAATACGTTCACGCAAACCGTTACGCATAATTTGATTCCACACATACGCTGACGTTTCAATATCGTTGTTGTATCCTTGATTTGGAACAAACCATGACACACCGTCTGGATACTCTGTCAACAAAGCATCATTGTTTGTGTAAAACTCCCATGCTTGTTCAGTTGCAACAATTGGTCCTGTAACTTGGCGTTCTGTTCCGGCAACAAGGAACGCTAATGGATTAATAATTCCATATTCTGTTGCTGTCGGGTTGTCCCGCACGTAACGGTAAATGCCTTCGTCGTATCCAAACGTGCTGACATAATCTCTGAACTGTTGAGTGAACACGTCTTTGATATCGACTTGCGAAATACTTGACAAAATTCCGTCATCGTCTTTTTGTCCAGCAACAGAAAGGTCAACTGTGCCGGGAACAGGGAACACTGTGTTGATGAAGAAGTTTGCAAACAAAGCGATGCGTGCGGCATTGCGTGCTTCATTCATAAAATCTTCTCGGTCTTTAGCAGTCGATCCTTCACCGGGGAACGAGCCGTCAGCAACAGCGTATTGTGCGAAGTTATTGAAGTTTGATGTTAAACCAATGCTCATATGTTCTGGATCAACTAGCCCGTACACACTGTTTACTAATTTTGCTAACACAGGTGGCAGAACTGTTTCGTGTAAGCGGCGGGTGGCTCCGAGGTCGCCCATAAGATTGCGGCGTAATGGTTGCAACTCTGGGAAAATGTTTGACGCAATTGCCATTGGGAATGCACCTAATGGCCCGAACTGTGGTTCGCCAACACGACTGTTGAAACCGGGAAGCAAATTATCTAAACGTGATTTGCCCATCAAGTTGACATCAGTTTGATCCATTCCAAACAAACCTAAGAATGTTCCTACTGCTCGGTGTACAAGTCCTGATCCGGGTATAGCAATCCAGTAGTCACCGTTAGGATCTTCAGTAATGATGCCTGCTTCACGGAAACCGTTGAAAATTAATTGTGCTTGGTGAATGTCTCGTAATAAGAAGTCGTCGGATTCGCCAAAAATTTTAACCCATCGTCTGTAGAAGTTTGATTCCGCATAGTGGAACGGCATCAATGTGTTTACTTTGTTTGCAAAAATTGTGCGTTCTCTTGGATCGTCAATGTAAGGGATGACGCTTGCAATTGCTTCTTCTGATGCAATGTCTTTTTGACGGCCAATATGGTTGCGTGCAGAAACAAGAATTTCTCCGAGTTCTTGCATGTCTTCTAATGTTCCGTCAATTGCGAAATCTACGTCGTTCACAATTTGGTATGCCGGTGTGCCATCAAGTGTTTTGTTGCGCAAGATTCGTGTGATGTCTTCGGCACTTAACTGGCCTTGTTTGAGTTGCAACAAGTACACGTCGGGTACAGCGTCGAACAATTCATCTAACACAAATACGCTTTGATGTTCGAGGTTGCTAAAGGCTTCAGTCAAAAAGTCTTTTGCTTTGTTGCTTGTAGCCGAGGTGCCATATCGAATGTTGCGTGATGCAATTGTGCTCATGCGTACATCCATAAACGAGTCAGCAATGCTCAACCGGACTGGTAACGCTGTTACAAATCCGTGCATTGCTTGCGGTGTACGGCTTAAAGAATCAATTGCTGGTCCAAAAATTTCGCTAAACGTTTTTGAAATCATTCGTTCAATCAAATTTTTGTCATTAACAACTTCGGTAAGCCGACGGCCAATAACTACGCCGGGACGATCAACTGGGTCTACGTTATAGATGTCTCCTTGACGGCTGAACGTGTAACGAGTTAATGAACTGTCACTAGACGAGAACACTTCGTTTTGACCCATGACACGAGCGTCAACACTGCCAATCAATTGGCTGTTTGTAAGATCATCAAAGTTGTCTAGCAACACTGGTCCAACGGTTTGCCATTGAATTTCTTTTGGTTTTGATACAACTTCTTCAGCAAAAAATTGTGGGTCACCAAGATTGATTGGATCGCCGTTTCTATCAAACAATTTGTCTGTGAATTGGAACTCTGAATCTGGTGGAACTTCTTCTAGTTCGCCTGTCAAGGTGTTTTTGCGGAACACTTTGAGTTCTTCAAGTTCGTCTGGTGTGAGTGGCCCGTAGCCGCCTGAAGGTGCTACTTGGTATCGTGGCCGGTAACGAGTGTCTGTGCCTTTCATGATGACTTGTTCGACTCGTTCAACACCTTGTTGTGCGTATTCTAAAGTGGCACGTGGCCGTGATACACCTAATACTGCTCCGTTGCCTTGAGGATAAACGGGTCCAGTTAAATTTTGCCATGAATCAACTGACGGAGTATCAAAATAAAATGTTTGTCCAACAGTTGTTGGTTTGTTAGAGCGAATAACGTTTCCTGCAATTGCTACTTCCGTTTGGTTACCTGTTCCTGCCCAACGTGGAATCACTGTTGAATAGATGCTTGCTACTTTGCCTTCATCTAACACAGAACGACTGAGTACGTCTTGTACGAACAATGCTGTGCGAGGATCTGTTAATCCAATTGTTGGGACAAACCAGTTTCCGGGCATGTTGTACAATTGTCCGGCATCAAACCTTCGGAAAATGTCGCCAACATATTCTGTAACAACTTGACGCAAATCATCAATGTTGCTTGCGTCTAGCAAAAATCCTGTTGATTTGTGTGCTTCATAGTTGCCAAACAATTTTGTGACTACGTTGTCAACAATTTCGTCAAAATGATCTTCAACGTTAGGGAATAGTTGACGTGAGGCTTCCCATTCTTTTGCTAAATATTTTGGTTCAACCAAAGAAACAGTAAACAAACGTTTTTGATACGGGTTGTAACTGTCCGCTACGTGATAACCGTTAAGTGTTTCAACCATAAACTCTGAACGGTTAATTTGATCAACGTTGTATGGTGCGTAATAATCTGCAAATACTGCGTCAACCAAATTTTCTCGTGCCGCATCGTCGTATCCTGCATGAACTCTTCCGGTTTCTCTCGGCAAATATCCGTACACGCCACGTTCTGCACGACTAATTGACGACGGGTCTAGCCATCCCATAGTTCCAAACGAACCAATTACTTTGTCACCAAATGTGTGCTCGGCTATTAAACCTGCAAGATAACGCTGATTATAAATGCCTTGCTGTCCAGAAAGATTTCCGCCATCGACAAAAGGAATTGATGTTACTGGTGATTGATAGCCTGTAGTGTACAGTGCTGGTCGATCACCAAGAACGTTTTGCACTTGTGCTATAGACGCTTGCCTATACGGTCCAGCCGCAACTGTAGGCATGTCTTCTCCAAACACAGAAATTGTGTATGCCGCTCTTAAAGCATCTGTGTCTGACCCAGTTAATGTATCAGTTAACCAATCTTCCATTTTGGTATCAAATTGCTCAACTTGTAAATCGTCAATTAAACGATGAAATTTTGGATCAAGCAAAATTTCATTTAAATAATCAAATTCTTGATGTTTAAGATTACCGACAACCCAGTCAACAAAAGTATAATGACTGTCATTTCGACCCATCAAGAAACCGCCGCCGCCATTAAAGCCTTCTCTTATTTCTGATGTTAAATTGGTTGCCTCTTTTTGAAATTGTAAACGGACTAACTCTTTTAGTTCTGCGTTGTTTGTAGGACCGCTAGTTCTATTGATAACACCGTAATTTTTACTTGATCCACTGGGGCTGTATTTAACACGTGCGCCGCCTCCGAATGTCTGTGGAGTGGTTTGTGATGCAAAAATGCGCCACGCTTCTTTTCCGTATGTTTCTTCAAACGCATCCCAAATATCGTTAAACAATACGTCTACAATTTCTTCAGTACTCTGATTTGCACCTTTTAATGTTGTAACATAATTTTCGTACTCATCTACAAGATCATCGAAGATTTCAAATGGTCCACCGTTTTCAGGTGTGCCTTGTAAGTATCGTGCCAAAATAGGATTACGGCGTTCCAACGCATCATAAAAATTGGCTGAGTATGGAGTAACATTTGTTGTATGAAACTTAGATGCAATCTCATCAAGACGATTTGTTAATGCAGACCGCAACATAGTAATGCGTTCTTCTGTTTGTGCATTAAAAAAGTTTTCAAAAAAGTCTAATTCAAGATTCCCAGTTGGTCCTAGAAGGTCTTGCATTTCCTCTAATGTTAAATCAAAATCTGCCAACATGCGTCTCAAAGAACCTTGACTGTCAAGAGCCGCATTAAAAAATGGGTCTGACAGCGGATTGTCAATAGTCAATTCAGAATCTGGTAAACGCCGCCACGTTCCCGGAGGCATAACTACTTCGATTACATTTGTTGATCCAAAAGCAATTTCGTGTTCCCGTCCTGATCCATTGCCTCGTGTCATACGGACAATAATGTCATCAGTCCCAAGCGCACTTTTGTCGGCAACGCTTACGCCGTCAGGTATATTACCAGTCGTATAATATGGTGCAGGCGCTTGATCAATAAGATCGTCCCAAGTTGGAGCATTGTTAAATTGGCTTGCAAGCGCATCAAAATCTAGTTCGTAAACAATGCCTTCAAGTCCACCTAATTGAGCATTGCGCCCAACAGTAATTGGAATACCAGCATAACTAAAAGTTTGTGTTTTCGATAGCGAAGTTGAAATAGCCTTATAAGGATCGTTCCAATGATCTTGCGGTTGCAATGTCATAATAAGATTGCCGTTTTCAACACGAATAGCAGGTTCAACTGCAGCACCAAACGTCAACCCTGTGTTAATATTAGGTGTAGCACGATAAACAACTCGTGGTGCAACCTGTGGCATTTCTAAACCAGAACGTGGATTGACACCTACATTTAACGGATTAGGTGGACCGGCAAGAGGTGCTTGATTCCATGGGTTTGCATCAATGTAATCAATGATGTCGTTACCAAAATACGGGCGGTTGTATGCAGTTAGATAGGCTGATTGCGCACGGTGAGACACAAGGAGATGCATGAAATCGTCTTGACTCAATGTGCCTGCATCCATAGCGGCTCTGATCTGATTGCTTAAACGAATGTTTTCGTACAGTTTGGCTTCTTCAGCCAACCAGTTCACTCCACCAATTTTACGGTTTTGTGCATCAATTACTGCGTTACGTAATTGCTGTTCTAGTTGTGGTGGGAGATCAGTAATGTCAGTAACAACTGCACCGCCGCTACTGTAATGAACCTGCCGGAACCACTCGTCAAGCACATCGGCGTATGCGCTATACACAGGATGTATGTTTTCTCCGTCAAGGCGAAGCCCGTCAATCAACACTCGTACCGAATCATCTTGCGCATAATTCATGTGGACAAACACTCGGTTTGATAACGGAGTATCTGCTGTAACTGACCGAACAACTTGTGTCCATAGCCCTTTATCCCAATCTGGATTAGATGGGAAATAACGTGGAATAGAATCTGTTAATACTTGACTCATTGTTGTGTCACGAACTAGAACACGTTGCAATTCGTCGTGTGCCGCAAACCCATACATCAATTCGTCTTGAACAGTGAACCGTTCAAACTCGTTGCCAACTTGCACCAATGGTGTAGCCATAGCCTCACCATTTTCATAAACAGTAAGACCAACTGTTGATTGTCCAATTTCAGGTGCAAACATTGAACGGTTGTTAGCACTTAATGCTTCCATGATTGCTCGTGAATTACGATGCACATACTGTTGCGCTCCATACATCAAACGAGCATTTACTCCTCGTGCCGCTACACGTCGCCACGAATTTTCTTTACCAGCAAGCAAAGTTGTTGCCAATTCGTTTTTAACACTTAACTTGCCAAGCCTGCTTTTACCAACTAGCCCTGCCCCACGTTGCGCTAACTCTGGTGAAATACCATGCTCAAACACGCCACGAACCCAACGTTCCATTGTGTCAAGCGTAGAACCAACAACACTTCCGCCTATTGCTTCCCATTTATGAATTTGGTTATTAACAAAACCTCGTCCACCTTTTTTAAGTATTGCTCTTTCAGCAGACGTTAACGCAGGTGCTAAACCGTATTTTGTTGCTTTTTCTGCTTTTTGAACAACACGCAAATATTCGTTGTAGTTCTGTACTTTTCGTGCGCCGTAAGATGCAACAAGTTCAAGATTCGCTACACGGCTAAAGAATGCCAACAATTCTTCGCCGCCGTTACGAGGGATGTATGCGCCACGCAACAAGACAAGTGGTCGCCAGTACTTCATTGCGTTCTGCTCAAGAATTTTTGCGCCATCAGCCAACATCAAATGGTCGCCTAATGCCGCAATACGTTGCGCTCTAATAACCTCGCTAATATCAGGCACAACAAAATCAATTGCTTGATCAAGACCCAACACGCCACGAGGCACAGTCTTGGTGCTATTAGTTACTGAACGTGCCTGATCAATACGGCCTAGCCCATACCCTGTAAACAGCCGGTCAAACTCGTCATACACTTGTCGTCCGGCTTTGCTTGACGTAAACCCTGTTGCATCAAACAATGTGTCATAAAAGGCTCGTAAAATTCTGGCTCGTGCCGCAACGTCACCAGTTGACATGATTTGATTCAACCATGTATTTGTAAATGATTTAGGCAAACCCATAACAGATCCGATTGAGTTGACTGCTCGGTCAATGCCTTCGCCTGTCACAAGGTTAACTGCTCCTCGGTTTGCCATAATTGAAACCGAGTCCATTAGTTTGCCAAGTGTGCCACCAGTAGCACGGTTTATCCAAGCAAATTTGCGTCCAACAATTTCTCCCGGCAAACCAATAAGACCAGTTGTTGCTTCTTCTGAAATGTCAAGAAGTCGTCCGTCAAGCAACAGTCCTTCAATGTTTTCTGGATTAAATGAAACGAGTTCTTCACCTGATTCTGCCAACACATTATTGATATTGCGCATAGAAACAGGATCAGTAAAAGCGTTTCTGAAACCTAAAAGATTGTTTCGTATTGCGGCACGTACACCGACGTTGCGTTGTGGAGCAAACATCAACATTCCGTGTGCTCCACGTTTCAAACCAATACCTTCACGCAACAAATGCGAATTAATTTCTTCACCAAAAAATTCAATAACGTGGCTATTATCAAGTTCTTTTAATGGCTGATACGTTTTGCTCATGTAACCTTTAGCAACAGCCCAATCTCTAAACGGCTGATACACTTGTCGAAGATTCGGCACGACATCCGTGTAACGTCCAGCAACAGCGGCGTTAACAAAATCAGTGTGCGCTCGTCTTACTTGACGGTTAGTTTGAGCAACATGGACAAAACGCTCTTTGCTAAATGTGCGACCACTTTCAACGCCGAGTCTTCTGAAACGAGAATACGAAACTGCTGGTGCAACTAGGTTTGCAGGATCAGCAAACCATCTCCATGTAGCATCACCTAAACCAGAAACAAAACCATATGCTCTAGTTCCCGGTGTCAAAAACAAACCGTTAGCCAAGCCACGACCGGGACTGTATTTGCCTTGTTGTAACAACCGAACAGCCTGTTGGAACTCAGGGGCTTGCAACAAGTTGTCAACTTCTACTGCAAGTTGATGATACTCTCTTGTGTTCCGCTCGTAAAACTGTTCAGCGTACGCTTGAGTTTGCATTAACTGAACGCTTTGTTGGTCAGCGTTACGAACACCTGCAAAGTATGCGGCAAGTTCATAAGGGTCAACGTTTTGACCAATAGAGTCAGCCAAATAATAAATATCTGAATGATTTAATAGTTCTTTGGCTTGAGCAATTGCGGCTGGGTTAAACAACTTTTCGCCGTCAGCGGCACGCCGCCAATTCTCAACATATTGGTTTTCGTTGCCAGTAACAGCGGCAATAACTGTTTCGCCAGTCATTGCGGCGATGTTGCCTCCGGCTAAACCAGCCAATGTTGCAAATGTAGCGGCGGCACCTAAACCTGCTAATGATGAACCAAACGTTGGACCAGCAAGTGCAACAGAAGCAACAGCAGTAGCGGCGGCGGCAGTCCAATATAAAGCGGCTTTCCATCCGTCAAACTGTGCAAGAGTACGATATCCACGATTAACTGTTTCGCCCGCAAACTCTAACCCTTTAAGAACGTTACCGCCTGCCCATGTTAGACCTTTGCCGACAACAGGAACACCGCCAACAAAATCACCAACTGCACCCAAACCTTTCATAAACCAGTTTTTGCCTGCGTGGTCTGCGGCTTCAAGGTCATATCCTGATTGCACAAGTGCTTTCTGTTCACTTGTTGTGAGTTGATCAAACACAACTCGTTGATCGCTTGGGGCTAAACGTTCAATAGCAGTACGCACTTGGTCTGTCGTTGTGTACTGTTCAATAACTGAAACACCATTAGCCAAATCAATAATGTCAATGTCTTCTTGAGCAATTTGAAATAACAAATCTTCGTTCGCTTGCCAAAACTTTGGAGCGACTTCTCGCATCACATCAACTTTGTATTGGATCTCTCCGGCTTGATTAATAGTAGATTCTAAATCGCTCCACGGATCGCCACTATTACTGCCAACAAGATCAGGGGTGTACCCTGACCTGCGATTGTTGTATTCACTTCCAATAAAATTCGGTTGATCAGTAAACGTCATTTGTTGTGCCTATTCATCATTTCTGCATACAACGGATCGCCAGTAATTTTGAACATGGCTTGTAATACTTTAATGCTCGGTTTGTAAGCGGCACGTTGACGTTCAAAAGGTTGAGGCATACGACCGGGACCAAACGGCATACCTGATGTAGCGGGACGTGTATCGTTACCACCTAACAAGTTTGTTGGCATTTGCTGTAATGCCATCATAGGGTCAACAGGTACTCGTGGCATTGCTGGTTGTTCTGATGATGCAGTTTGTTGCACAGGAGGAACAGCATTGTTTTGCATGTCAGGAGCAGGCATTGCTTCTTGCATAGCGGCTTGCTTCACACCTTCGCCATACCGTTGTCCCGGCACAGACTTTACTGCTTGTGCATCTTCACCACTCAACGTTTTCTTTTTACGTGGCATTATCTACCACCCATCCCAGACTGCATCATTTGACGCATCTGATCTCCTTGTGTCGGTTGCGGTTGCGCTTGTTGTGCTTGCAAAGCGGCCATTACTTCTGGCGGAATTGCGCCAGCCGCCGCCGCTTCAGGACCTGCCGCCAAACCCATTTGGGCTTGTGGCGACATCTGTTGTTGCATAGCCATCTGTTCTTCCATTGCCGCTTGTTGTGCCGCCATCTGTTCTTCACGTACTTCTTCGTCAACCGCAACAGTCGCCGCAAAAATATCCATTGATCCGTCCCGCATTTTTTCACGGATACGTGCAAACACAGACATCGGCATTTGTCCAGAAACAACTTGTTGCAACAAACCGTTTACTGCACCCTTTTCAAGTTTCTCATCAGTAATACGTGTTTGTTCAGAATGAGGATCTTCAATCCACGGATGATGACGTTGGAATGTTTCCGAACTAATAGTTTCAGAACCTAACATTGAACCAAGAACCTGAGTGATCTGAATAATGTCAGCACCCGGAATAGCATAAGTAACAGTGTTATCTGTTGTTTCAATCACTTGGTTAGGTACGAACTCTACCTGTCCACGATCACCTGACCAGCCACTAAACAACGTGTACTTCTTGTCACCCCACCATGCTTTATAACAATTAAGAATTGCTTCATTAACTTTTGGCATCCACACTTCGTCAATCTCATGTACCTCTTGGATACGTGGATCAACAGCAAAGTCAGCCATCTGGCTGAGCGCACGTCCTGTACGCAATGCGGCTCCCGGTGTTTCGCCACCAAACATTGGAGACAACCCTGAAGATACACGGAAGTTACGTTCAAGCCGGTCAATCATTTGTGATGTGCGAACGTCTGGCATTTGATTAATGGTGCCAATGCGTTCAGCGTCAGTGACAATGTTTATTTCCCCGTCACGTCCGTCATGCCATTGACCGTCCATCAATCTTGGTGCAGAGCCACGTGAACCCATCACATACATGTCAGGGAACACAGCCTTTTCTTGTGCCAACATGTCAAGCGCCAGCAGTTTAGATTGCCATTTAGCGTTTTCTAGCAACGCATTCAAGCGGTTACCGATACGGTGAAGAGTGACTGCGCCGGGAGTTACAGCAAGGCATTGTCCTGTCAAGTTAGGTAACGGGTCGGTCAGTGGCATCCACGGTCCGCCAAACCAACTGTAATTACGGTTGATGTGGTTTCCGTCTGCTTGTACTGGTCCGAGCAAACCAAATCTGATTTGTTCTCGGTCTACCCATTCAAATACGTCCCAAAGTTCTGTAGTGTCAACGTCAGCAATTGGTCCGCCTAGTTCGCCACGTACTGCTGGGAACCTGTTCCGTAGGTAATCACCTGAGTATCGTGTAATGAACGCTACGTATTCTGGTGATTCCATTGACTCAAGAGCACGTTCTTCGGGGAATGTTTGTAGCGGGTCACGTACTCGAAGACGTGGCATACCTGTACGGAAGTCTGGTTCAACCATTAAAGACGCAGTATCGTAAGCATTAAGGTGTCGCATGTATCTACGACGCAACAAACCCCATCCGTTTTGATGGTAGGTTGCTGAAAGAATCCTGCGGCGATCTGTAGCCAGTGCTTTACTACGTACTCCAGTTTCTTTGTATGGATCTAATGCAGGTGAAAACACGGTTGGTTTCACACTTGCGGCTCGCATTGCCAATCCATCTACTACATCTGTAATAAGAGATGGCGTGAGGTTAGGCATGTCAGGTTCGTCAGCAACATCAGGCATAGGAATAATGACATCTGCCTCATACGAGTTGCGGATCTCTTCCATCTTTCGCAACACAGGAGAACGCCGATTTTGCAAATCAATTGTCATTTGCCGTATTGTGTCAAAATCTCTCATAAATTTGCCTACACTCTTCGCATCCCTGCTGGCAATAACAGTCCGCTTTTTGTTGCCTTGTAAGGCATCGCTTCTCGCCGCCAGTTATTTGTATTTGCTTTACCGCTACTTGGTTGTTTCCACCGTTCTCTCCACATAATCCAACAAAACCACAACGCCATTACCCTGTCTTGTCGCAATCTGTTGCCACGAACTCCCGGCTTCCACGCATACAACTGCCGACAAAGTTCGTCTATTTCAAATCTTGTATAAGTATCGTCACAATATGGTAACACAATCTCTTGTTTTCTAAAAGATTCCGCCATAGACGGCACACCAATATCTGGATCATATTTGTTCCAGCCAGTCAAATGATCTCGAATTGCAAAACCCCAATAGTCACGTAGTTCTAAAAGGTTCTCGTCGTAAATAAGACCTTTCTGGAAAGCCATTGCTTCAATAACTACGTCAGTTACTTGTGCTCCACCTTGCGAACAATAGTCAATTGTTTGTGCAAGCCGATCAATAATTTGGCTGTTTGTTTTAAAGTCAATGTCTTCAATAATGCGACGCACAATCAATGTGTG